CCCCCCCGCCAGTTTGAGGTCTTNAACGACCCCAGCCGGTTTAAGGTAGTAGCGGCTGGCAGACGTTTTGGCAAGTCTTACCTTGCGCGAGTAATGCTACTCATTGAAGGGCTGAAAGAAAAGAACGAAGAAGGTTATTCTCTAAAAGGAAGGGCAGTGTACTACATTGCCCCTACTTTTGAGCAAGCAAAACGGATCATGTGGGGCGAGTTGAAAGAAATGGGCCGACAGGTCATCGACTCCACCCTAGAAAACCAAGGCATTATCCGTTTAGTTAATGGTCGAGAAATCCACCTTAAAGGCGCAGACCGTCCAGACACACTTCGAGGCGTTGGCCTGTCTTACGTTGTCATGGATGAGTATGCTTTTATGAAGCCAGAGGTCTGGGAGTACATTATCCGGCCTACACTGGCAGATTGTCGAGGCGGGGCGCTGTTTATTGGAACGCCCGAAGGTAAAAACCACTTCTACGACCTCTACGAAGAGGTTAGAAAGCACAAAAACGCTTGTGAAAAAGATGGTACAACTCCAGAGTGGGGTTGTTTTACGTTTTCCTCGGCTGAAAACCCAACTATTCCTATTGCAGACGAGATTCAACGGTCGATTGACCAAGGAACACCGGCAGAAGTAGTACGACAAGAGTATTTCGCGTCCTTTAAGGCTGCTGGTGGCAAGATATTTAAGGAAGAAAGTCTTAAATACCTCCCCGAAGAACCTGCTGAGGGGGCTTATTACATTGCTGTTGACCCGGCGGGGTACGAAGATGTCGGCAAAAAGGGCGCAAGAGAAGACAGGTTGGACGAAATGGCAATCGCCATCGTCAAAGTCGGGTCTTTCGGATGGTACGTTGCTGAAATTCGCACTGGCAGGTGGAATGTTAGGGAAGCATCCGTACAAATCCTGAAAGCCGCAAAGGATTATCAAGCACTAACGGTAGGCATTGAAAAGGGTGCGCTTAAAAACGCTGTCATGCCTTACCTTAGCGACCAAATGAGGCGTCTAGGGGTTTTTCCACACATTGTTGATGTCACTCACGGCGGCAAAAAGAAAACTGAACGAATTGCCTGGGCACTTCAAGGCAGAATGGAGCATGGCAGATTATTTCTGCCAGAAGATACAAACGACTGCGAAGACCCAAGGTGGACTAAAAAGTTTATCAATCAGGCGCTAGACTTTCCTAATCCACTTTCACACGACGATATGCTTGATGCTTTGGCTTACATTGATCAAGTAGCAACAACTTCTTATTACGATCCAGAGGATTTTGACGAAGAGTTCGTCCCTCTCGACAGTGTAGCAGGCTATTAATATGGCAAACAACCTCATTGTAGACCAAGAAAATGGGCCAAGCGAGGAAAGTGCGGGTAATAGCCGTCTTTTAAGCCATTGCCTTGATAGAATTTCTGATGGTGAGCGTTATCGCGACCAGAACTATCAGGAAAAGTGGGAAGAATATTACCGCCTTTGGCGCGGTATTTGGGCCGCTGAAGACAAGCAAAGGCAGTCAGAGCGGTCAAAGCTAATTTCTCCCGCCTTGCAATCCGCTGTCGAGTCTACGGTAGCTGAGCAGGAAGAGGCCATTTTTGGACGAAAACAATGGTTTGATCTTGTAGACGATTATGAAGACCGCCTAGCGGGGCAGGACAAGGATTTACAGCAGCTACGCTCGTTCCTAATGGAGCGTTTTGACACGGCTGATATTCCTTCAGCCATTTCAGAACTGTTCCTTAACGCTGCTATTTACGGCACCGGCATCGGCAAGATCATAACCGAGACTACTAACAACAAAGAAGTTGAAAGACGAGTAGATCAGCAGATTGTACGGCAAGTTCAAGCCGCTGCACAGCAGGGACAGGTTGGAGAAGAGCAGGCCAACCAGCTACTACAGCAGGCTATTAGCTACGAAGTAGTAGACAAGGAAAAGTTTCTCGTTCGTGTCGAGCCAGTCTCACCGTTTGATTTTGTGATTGACCCTGCTGCCAGAAACATTGAAGAAGCAGAATACTGCGCTCACGTTTCTTACAAACCGCTTCCACAGATTATCGAGAAGCAGGCTGAGGGTGTGTACAACCCTGTAGAAATCGGGCAGGTTAAAAGCAAAGACAGAACTTCTGGAGAAGACTACGATGAGACTGATTCGGTAAAAATAACCGAGTATTACGGTCTTGTACCAGAAAGCCTATTAGACACAGAACTGGAAGAAGACGAAGAACTGGTTGATCTAGGTGTATCGGATGAAGGCGAAGGTGATGAAGAAAACATCATCTATGATCTTTACGGAGAAAACCTAGTGGAAGCTATTGTAACCATTGCAAATGATGGGTACATTCTTCGTGCTATCCGTAACCCATTTTGGAATGAAGACAGACCTCTAATTGCTTACCAGCACGACACTGTGCCAAACAGCTTTTGGGGTCGCGGTGTCTGCGAAAAAGGGTACAACTCACAGAAGGCTTTAGACGCAGAACTAAGGGCACGGATGGACGGTCTAGCACTGACTGTCCACCCAATGATGGGCGTAGACGTTACCCGTATGCCAAGAAGCGGTAATTTCAGCGTCACACCTGGCAAGTCCATTCCAACCAATGGCAACCCCCGAGAGATCCTCAGTCCGTTCAACTTTGGGCAGGTTGACCCGGCAATTTTTCAAAGCACAGGGGATCTTGAAAGGCAGGTTAACGTGGCTACGGGCACAAGCGACCCGTCTTCTCCACAGAACGTCTCACCAACAAACAGCACTGCGTCTGGAATGTCAATGGCTTTGTCATCAGCTATTAAGCGATCAAAGCGGACACTCACCAATATCGAGCGAAACATTGTCAAGCCGTTTCTTAAGAAAGCTGCTTGGCGGTTTATGCAGTTTGATGAAGAGAACTTCCCTGTCAGGGATCTTAATTTCATCACTCATTCAACGCTTGGTATCACTGCAAGGGAGTTGGAGCAGCAACAGTTAATTCAGCTTCTACAGACTGTGCCACCAGAGTCGCCTGCTTTCCAAGTAATGCTTAAAGCAATTTACGACAATTCAAGCCTTACCAACAAGGAAGAACTTGTCACTGTTGTTGAGCAGATGATGCAGCCTGATCCACAGCAACAGCAGTTGCAACAGGCTCAGATGCAAATGCAGATGGAGAAAGAGCAGGTCGAGATTGAAGAGCGCAAGGCTCGCACAGCAGGGCATTACGCTGATGTTCGCAAGACTCTTTCTGATATTGAGTTGGGGCAAGATAAACTTGACACCGAACTCCAAAAAGAAATTCTTGATCTCTTAGCCGCTCGCGCTAACAAGCAAAACGGGGATGGCAATGGCAATTCAGAACAAGGAAACTGAAGAGTTCTATCAAGATCTTTTCACCTTGACAAGTAGACCAGAATGGGAAACCTTCAGCACATATTGCGAGGACATTCTTAAAAACAAAATTGAGACAGCCCTAGACCTTGATACTCTTGAAGAACTGCACAAAAGCAAAGGGCAAGCAGAGATTCTTAGAATGATCGTTTCTTTTAGGAACATCCTAGAAACACAGTATCAATTTATTGAATCTGAAGAGCAGGGCTACTACCATGAAGATTTTTGATATTAAGTGCCAGTCGTGTTTCTACACTTGGGAAGATGTGGCCGAAAGCGTCACCGATATTTTCAAGTGCAAGAAATGCGGTCAACTGGCCCAACCAGTGCTAAGTGGTTGCAACTTTAGTTGCGATGGCACAGACCCGGGATTCCCTACCGCTTACGAGCGTTGGGCAAAATCCCATGAACGCAAGGCGCGGGAATAATCCCCTCCGTCTTGATTAAATTCACTCCTACAACCCTTTTCATTTGTTAAGGCAGGAGAGATAAAAATGGCGACGAAAATTGTGGATCAGCTAGAAGAACGACAGGCAGATGAGGGTGAAGAGATCGTAGACCCAACGGTGGATAACACTGAAGAGGTTGAAGATATTGATCCTGATGAGCCTGGACAGGAACAGGAATCATCTGAAATCCCTGAGAAGTTTCAGGGCAAGTCCTACGAAGAAATTGTTGATATGTACCGTAACCTTGAAAAAGAGTACGGTCGAAAGGGCAACGAGGTAGGAGAGTTAAGGAAGCTTACAGATGAGATTCTTCAGCTAGAAATCCAGCAGAAGAAGAACGCTAGCGAGCGTGTTTCTCAGCAAGAGGAAAAAGTTCTTTCAGACGATGATTGGTTCTCGTCTCCGAAAGAGGCGACCGATAAATACCTGAACCAGTCCGAACTTGCTAAAGAAGTTAACCAGCTAAAGGAACAGCTTAGTAGCAAGGATCGTGAGGCTGCTCACAGTGCATTTGTGGAAAAGCACCCCGATTATCAGGATGTGGCTCAGGAGAACGGATTCGCAGAGTTTGTAACCGCTTCCAAGTATCGAACTGAACTGGCACGAAAGGCCGACCAGTACGACTATGAAGCAGCTAACGAACTCATGGATCTGTACAAGGCTATTCGTCCGTCTCAGAAGCAGGAGAATTCTGGTGAAGATCAGAAGGCCAGCCAATCCGAGGCCCGTAAAAAGGCAACCTTGGAAGGCACAGGCAACCGGAACAAGGGGACTAAGAAAGTCTATCGAAGGGCTGACCTTATCAAAATGAAAATGCAAGACCCCGAACGATATATGAACATGCAAGACGAGATCATGCAGGCATATCAGGAGGGGCGAGTAAAATGAAAAACTGTAGGAGTTTTTAATCATGGCACTAGGAAGTAATCATACTACTAAGACAAGCGCAGCAACTTTCGTACCCGAGGTCTGGTCAGACGAAGTTATCGCTAGTTTTAAGTCCAACCTTGTTCTAGCCAATCTGGTAAAGAACATGAACCACGCTGGCAAGAAGGGTGATACCATTCACATTCCTGCTCCTATTCGTGGGGATGCAAGCCAGAAGACCGCTGAGAATCAGGTCAATCTGATCTCAAACACCGAGGGCGAAGTCCTTGTCAGCATTGATAAGCACTTTGAGTATTCTCGTCTAATTGAAGATATTGTCGAGACTCAGGCACTTAACAGCCTTCGTCAGTTCTACACTGATGATGCTGGTTTTGCTCTTGCAAAGCGTGCTGATACTGACCTTGGCAACCTCTTCGGCGGCTTTCAGGGTGGCACCAATTACAGCGGTGCTATTGTAGGTTCAGACGGTGTTACCGGCTGGGATCCATCAGCTAACAGCAACACCGGCAACGGTTCAGCCCTTACTGACGCTGGTATTCGGAAGATGATCCAGACTCTTGACGACGAGGACGTACCCATGTCCCAGCGTTATCTGGTCATTCCTCCAGTTGAGAAGGCCAACCTTCTGGGTATTGATCGGTTCACTGAGCAGGCATTTGTTGGTGAAGTAGGTGGTGCTAACAGCATCCGCAACGGTCGTGTAGGCAATGTTTACGGCGTAGAAGTCTACGTCTCAAGCAACGTCCCCACCATCACTGCTGATGACAGTTCCACTAACTATCGTGCAGCTTCAATGTTCCACGAAAGTGCAATGGTGCTTATCACTCAGGTATCACCACGCACTCAGACCCAGTACAAGCAGGAGTACCTTGGCGACCTGCTCACTGTAGACATGCTCTACGGTGTAAACGAGCTTCGTGACAACGCAGCCGTAGTCGCCGCCGTACCTTCCTAATTGTAGGTGGTGTAGATAGCCGGGGGAGCAAGTCTCCCTCGGCTTTTTAGGAGTTAAAATGGTAACAGTAAAAGACAGTCAGACAGGCAAGACGTTTGAAGTAGAGGACGGCCATTATTTTGGAGTCCTTGTACATTCAAGCCGATATTCTAAGACTGAGCCTAAAAAGCCAGCAGGACGCCCAAAGAAGACGCACACAGACCGAACTGAGGGATGACAATGTCTACCTACCTCTCTGCAGTAAACTCCGTTCTAAGGCGCTTGAGAGAGCGTGAAGTTACTTCGGTAAATGACAACGCTTATGCTCGCCTTATTGGCACGTTTGTTAACGACGCAAAACGGGAGGTGGAAGACGCTTGGAACTGGACACACCTAAAGAGCACGGTTCAGGTAACTACAGTGCCCGGTGCGTTTAGGTACGAACTCAATGGAAGTGGACGGCGATTCCGTCTCCTTACAGATCATCTTAATCGTCCTTCTGTCTTTAACGACACTGAGGATGTTTTTCTTAGGCAGTCACCTAGCACAAGGTGGATGTCTCTACAGTTAAACCATAACGATGTAACAGAAAACCAACCAGAATGGTTTGAGTTCAATGGTGTAACCAGTGATGGCGACATTATTGTAGATTTTTACCCTATTCCAGACAAAGCCTATTCAATTAATTTTGATATGGTTATCCCTCAAGATGATTTTGCTGTTGATGGAACAGATGATTCAACAGTTATCGCTTGTCCTGTTCAGCCTGTTGTTTTTGGTGCATGGTCAAGGGCAATTTATGAGCGTGGTGAAGACGAGGGTTATTTATCAGACTTGGCGTTTCGTGATGCTAAGAACGCACTAGCAGATGCTATTTCCTGGGACAATAACAACTCTTCCGACGAAATGAACTGGTTTGTTGTGTAATGCCTAAATTGCTAACGCCTTTTTCAGTTGTTGCTCCGGGGTCTTACGGACTCAACACTAAACTAGCAGGGCTAGAGATTGGCCCTCAGTGGTGCCTTACGTCTAGAAATTGCGCTCTTTCAGATCAAGGAACAGTATCCGCAAGGAAAGGCTGGTCTCCTTTTGCGGGTGTTAGTCAGTTATCTGGCGAACCAGACCCAAGAACAATTCATGAGTACATTGATAACGGCAACAGCAGTCGTATCATTTGGTCTGCTGGCAACGAAATTTACGAAGGTACAAGTTCGGTAAGTGCAGTAACAGGAGCAGTGTCACCTACGGCTGATAATTGGAAGTTTGTTAACTTTAATGGAAAGGTGGTAGGTGTTCAGGCAGGCCATAACCCTATTGTTAAGAGCGATGGTGGAGATTTTGCAGAAATTGCATTTGATACTTCGCCTACAGATCCGATTGAAGCACTTTCTGCTTGGGGCCGTGTATGGTATGTAGAAGGTGACGCACAGACAATCAAGTATTCTGATTTGCTGCAAGAAGACACTATTAATGGTGGCTCTTCTGGTGTCATTAATATGTACACAGTCTGGTCTAACGGGACAGATGAGATTGTAGGGATTCAAGAGTTCAACAATTACCTTGTCATCTTTGGGCGCAAGCAAGTTGTTCTCTATGCAGGCGGTGAAGATCCTAACAACTCACTTCGGATTGTGGATATTATTAACAATACAGGGTGCATTGCAAGAGATTCTATCCAAAACATTGGCAATGACATCCTTTTCCTTGGCGAAGAGGGGATTATCTCTCTTGCTCGTAACATTCAAGCAGGTGGAGACGTAAGATCCTTGCCGCTTGCTAATCTTGCAGATAACGTGTCAGATTTTCTTTCACAATTTTCTCTTTCTGAGCCATCACAGAACATCAAGTCTTGCTACAAAGCAGACGACGGTTTCTACCTAATTACTTTCCCAACTTCTAAGATCACNTTNTATCTCAATATCCGTTATCAAACTCCTGACAAAAAAGCTAGGATCTTTACTTGGTATGATATTAACCCAACTGCCCTAGCTGTTGACAGGCAAGACAATGTTTATATTGGAAAGCCTGGATACCTTGCTCGCTATATTAACTACAGCGACAATGGCGAGCCATATAATATGCAGTTTAAAACGGGTTGGATTTCTGGTGAAGGAGAAGTGGGNACATCAAACAAGATTTTTAAGCAAGCTGTAATTACAATTAAAGGCGGTTATGGGTCAAGAATCACGCTTGATTGGGGATTTGACTTTCTTCCTACAAGTTACGACTCAGAAAACAACGCTGTTGAAATTCTTGTTGACCCATCTGAGTACAATGTAGGTGAATACAGCACAGCAGAGTATTCTAGGATCAACCCTGTCAGTCAGGTTCTTTACAGAATGTCCGGTAGCGGAAAATCTGTACAATTTGGCATTGAAACAGAGATAACAGGCGCTGAACTAAACATACAAAAAGCTGACCTTTATCTTAAAGGTGGCAAGATTGCTCGCAGAGGTAGACGGTAAATGAGTAATTATTCAAAGAGTGTTAACTTTGCTGTTAAGGATACGCTTCAGTCAGGCGATCCTAACAAGATTGTGTCTGGTGCAGAGATTGATACAGAGTTCAATAACATTTCATCTGCATCGACCACTAAGATTGATAAAGTACCTGCCTGCGGCACAGACTAATAATGTTGCTAAGTTTACTGCTACCGGGGCTATTGCAGACACAGGCAGTCCCGCGTCTGCTCTTATTCCTTCAGGCGGCATTATCATGTGGTCTGGCCTTATCACATCTATTCCTACGGGATGGGGGCTTTGTGACGGGTCTAACGGGACTCCAGACTTAAGAAACCGTTTTGTTGTAGGCGCAGGCGATCAGTACGATAGGAATGATACTGGTGGTGCTGATTCTGTAACTCTTACAGAAGCACAGATGCCTAGTCACAACCACGGCATGAGCACAGAAGGCAGTCATAGCCATAGCGGGTCTACT